TTTTGGATGCGATGAGTTTATCTAAATTGAGTATGTCCGGACCTTCGACCAGCTTGCGCTTGACCGCTTCATCCAGTGCAAGCTGACCTTCAGCGGCAGTGCTGGCAGTCGCAGCCGTAATGCTGTTGACCGCGAATGTTGACCGGTATGTTTGCAATTTCTCAGCGGTAGCTTCAGCACCGATACCTTGCATTTCTGCTGATTCACGTATTGACAGCTCACCTGCGGCTGATTGAACCCCCAGCCTGGCCGGGTCATTCCAATACAGTGTTGCATTTTCAAGGGTGTTTTCAACCTCAGCAGCCTTGGTAGCCACTTCATAGACCTTAAACCCTTTAGCTGAGTGGCGCATGATGTCGGCATTGGCACGACTGATGTGCTGGCCAGCTGCTTTATCAAACATCTGCTGAGCATTACCGGACGATAATGAATCACGGTACTGCTCTTTTAATTTGGTCAGTGAGTCGCTGGTGCCTTGAGCCCCATCGAATGCGTTGCGACCTTGGGTGTTGAAGTAGCCATTTTCCGGATTGAAGAACAAAGCATTCTTGTCACGTTCAAAACCGACAAGCGCCTCTTCAGCACTGGTGGTGTCGACTTGTTGTTTGAAATTAAGACCGGCTTTGACCAGGGGTGTAAGCTGACTGACAGCATCACCTACACCGAATGAAGGTGCATCTTGTGACCTGGCACCCGCCACGACTCGCGTTGATACATTAGATGGTCCGAACTGTGCTACTTTTGGCATTATCCAACCCTTATGAGAACGCGGCGAATTGTTGCCCGGTGCCGACTTGTGCGATGTTGGCAGAGCTTTTCGGTGTGAGCCACTTGCTGTTGACACTACCTACAGTAGCAGCGGCACCCAGTACCGATGTGGTGAATTGTGCATCACCCGCTTTACGTGCGGCCTTACCGGTTGCTCTTGTGATCAATGCTGTATCCTCAAGCACTGCAGCCTCATCCCCAAAATTGCTACGAATACGCAAGGCATCAACCTCACCCAGTGTAGCAGTATCCTGCTGCAGCTGCAGGGCTGAGCCTGATCCGATATCAACATTGGCAGCACCGAGCTGTGCACGTTGCCTCGATAACAATTCAGCATTAGCTCTGCGTTGTTTGTTTTCTTCTTCGGTACCTTTGTTCAGGGTCCGGGTAGCCTGATTTTCAAGCTGGCGTGCATCAAATTTTGAACGAGACTCTGTGAATTTACCTTGTTGCTTAGCCTGGTAACCCTGGGCTACTGTTGACACAGCTGTCAATGTCAGTCCTATTGTCACGGGGTCACACATAATAATTATCTCTCACAATGAAACTTATGGAAAAATTCACCGGCATCACCATACGGCATTGCTGAGTCTATAGTAAACCCTAACCACCGCAACCACCTAATGCTGAGCGTATTCTTTGAATGCACGTAGTTCATTAGCCTGGGGCATAGATCCAACATCTGATCAATCACCGGGGGTGAATGCCTCAATATCTCGCGCCTATGACCCATCACCTGCTCAGCACTCAGCATCCACGGTGTACCGGCGCCGGTGATTAAGCTGCGTTTAACTAGCCCGAATATAGTACAAGGCACCCCATCGATCCATACAACAGTGGTGAAGTCGGATACATCCACACCGCCCATAATCGAATCGAATGGTGAATGTAACCCTGCAGCCCACACTTCTGCTTCATCAGCAGCGCGCATATTGTCAGCAATAAACCTGATCGAGTAGTCACAATGGCGTTTAAACTCAACCACCTATATCAAACCTCGGTATGATTGACAACACTGCCAGTGGCATGGGTGCCCGTTGTTCCACTCGCACGCCGCCACTCTGACTCCATTGAGGTTGAATATGCACCTCTACTTTACCAGTCTTCAATGTGATGGCATCGTACCCATCTGAATCAAACCGGGGTTTAATTTCCTCAAACGCACCTGTGCTGCCATTATCAAGCTTGGGACCAATGAAGCCACCGCGTGATTTATAGACATCCAGTATCACCTTGGATACTGAAAGCTCTTTGCCCCTGATCGGATCAGCAGATGAAGGGGTGTCGATATCAAGTGTTTCAAATACAGGCAGATAAGCTAGACCGACCTGCACCTTCGATGCTGCACGCGGTAGTGTGATGCTACCGGATGCCACAGTCATACCGGTGACCACGTTGCCATCTGAAACAACGTCTACTTCTTTACCCTCAAGATGTGTGAGCCCTGATATCACAGTGGCCGGGGCGCCATCATAAGTCAGACCTGAATCAACATAGAACGCATCAGCCGCATCAGTTTCTTCACGGGGCTCCATGCGTTCAACATACCTGACCGTGTTACCGTCAACGGTCCTGTTCACAATCACATAGACCGCGTCGCGATTGCCTTCAGTGATGCTGGTTACTGACTCAAAGTTACCGTCTGTGTTGTGCTGGTGCCAACCCCACACCTGGTGCTCACGTTGGTAGGTCAACCCCAGCATTACGCCATCATCTCTAACGCACCACAGAATGCCGTAGGGCTCATCGGCATAGGCCATCTCTACTATCTCAAACCCATCAAACAGGTGTTCTGACATCAGCGACAGATCTTGACCGGTATACTTGTCATTGGCAAATTCATAACCCAAGTCACGAATGCGGGTGCCTTTATCTTGAACGTACAAAGCAGTCGAGTTGATTACTGCAGGTGGTACCAGCGATGCACCGTTGTATGATTGTGTTCTGACACCGATGGTTGCCGGGGTCATCACCTGGTCTTGCCCTTCGGTGGTCTTCCACTCGCCGCCTGATGTCAGCAGTATCAGTGAGTCCAGGCTTAATATGTGGCGGATCTCATTGACCTCCTTGCCGACGATGGTGAATGTTATCGCATCATCGTCGCGGGCAGGGCTGGATGTTCTCAGTGAATTAAAGTTACCGGTCTGTGTGGTGAATACCGATTGGGGCTCATTGGTTGTATTGGCAAAAATTTGCCGCTGTTGATAATAGTTCACAGCTGATGGTTTATTATCTGCACCCGTGAATGGTTGACGGTCCTGTGGGGGTGCATCGCTGGTGATGGGTGCAATGTTGTAATCATCAAATGAGTTATTATTTGAATCACCAATCCACCCGTATATGCCGGTGCCCACGGAAGGATCTTTATAAACACGGTAGTATTCAGCAGCAGGTACAGTATCCCATGTCAGTCTGACACCGCCAGTCTGTGATAAGGATTTAACTGTCAAACTTACTTCAACGGATGCCAGTGACTCAATGCCTGCTGCATCAACTGCTGTCACAACATAGGTGTAAGTTTTATCAAAGTCACCGAAACCATCACCGATGCTTGTAGCACCGTTTTGTCTTTCAGCAGTACCATCCGACACGTATGCTCCGTGCCCGGAAGAATTTTCACCATTGAGTTCAAACGTATCTGTCGTCAGCACTGTTACAATGAATGAGCGACCATTCAATTCAGTCATGCCCACCACACCGGCAATGTCAATCAGATTACCGGTGACAAACCCATGCGCCACTGCAGTCACCACAGCGGGGTTGGCTTGAGTGATGCCGGTGATAACTTTAGATATTGCACCGGAACTGAACACAGGGGCTGCGACTGTTGACGAGTAGTCAATGTCGGTCAACGTCCAGTTGTCATCAGCAAGCCGTGACAGGTTGGCAGGTTCATGTGATGGGTGAACAATAGTCATCACATCAGCTGACTGAGTGAATACTAATCTGGACAGCTCAGCTTCAGTGTAAGGGGTGACAAGCTCAAACAATGCGGGACCGGCGCCATCAAGAACAAAGCCGCCATCTTTAATGACACGCATCAGCAGGTGTTCAAACACCAGCACATAGGTTTGTTAGGTTTGTTCAGTGTTAAAGCTGAATGGGATTAATCGACCGACCTTAGAAGAATCATCAAGCTCACCGATGAACCTGGTGCCTGGGCGTGAATAGATGCCACCCTGCGCCCTGACGATCATGTTCTCACATAACCCCAACCCTGTTGCATACTTCACAAGATCAGCGCGTGAGCGCAAAGCAGGTGCTATCTCACCGGATGTAAAACTACGTTGAATTAATGTTGGCAATGTCTATCCCCTTACAGTTACATACTCGCTATCTGCAGGAGGACTATACTGTTCATTGGCGTTATTAGCTATGGCTGCACTCAAGTAGCCTTGATACATGGTGAGTGCATCAGCTTTCAACTTGCGCCCTGTGTCGGCACCGACAATAGGCACAGCCAATTCAGAAGCCAGCAGGTACGAAAATGCCATAACAAACTGGGCATCATAAAAATTGGGGTCTTCGATACGGGCCCGGTAGTCAACCCGCAAATCAGTTTCATTCGCTGTGATGACTTTCTTACCGTTGAGGTTTTGTATCTTGTAGGGCACCTGCTGATCGAGGTTGAGAATAGGCAAACTAGGATCACGATACCGGGATATTAAACCGATGCTGTCTTGATTGACCTCTTCAAGATTCAACCGCAGCTTGTTGATGTGCAGGCAATCTGAAGGATATTGGTAGGCATACACCCAATTGAACGCATTAAAATTGTCATTGGATAGCACTGCCAGCGGTTCAACCCGGTGAGCAAACTGCCATG